CGGCACCCTTGGCCGCATCAGTACCTGCCTGACGCGCTGCCCCACCCGCGCGGCCTGCCTGATCCTCGGTCTCCTCCAGCGCATTGTTGAACCGGTCCGCTGAATTGGCGGCACTTTCGAGCGCCGCCGTGCCTTCATCGCCCGCACCAGAAATGGCATCCTTCAGCGCCTGCCATGCGGTCATGGGGCGGGACGCTGCATCTGAGAGCATTCCAGCTGCCTCGGCATAGCCAGCCGCCCTGCCGCGCGCATCATCTGCCATGCCGCCAAAGAGTTCAGGCACCTGGAATGGATTGTCCGAGAAGGCCCTGTCGTAGGCCTCCCGCGCCCGCGCTCCAAGGTTAACGGCTTCCAGGACCGCGGACTGCCATTCCGAGAGATCAGGGGCTGCGATGGCCCATTCGGGACGCAGACCGCCAAGGGTCAATACGCCGTTGACCGCCTCGGTAATGCCCGCAATGCCGGTCTCCATCACCTCGACCAGACCGTTGATTGCAAGTGCACCAACGCGCTCGAAAACATCCGGCAGCGCGTCCCAGATGGCCTGCACTGCAAGGAACGTGCCCTCGAATGTGTTGACGGTACTGTTTGCCCAGCCGACCACCGCCGCTGTTGCATCTTGCAGACCGTCATAAATACCGGCCTGCGCCGTGGCCCATCCGGCTTCCACGCGTGCCCAAGCTGCATCCGCGCTGAGCGATACCCGGTCCCAGACCTCAACCGCCACGTCCTTGAGCAGATCAAGCGCGTTGCCGAACCCGCCCGCGCCAGAAACCAGCCGCGTGAACTGATAGACCAGCTCGCCTGCGCCAACGATTAGCGCACCGATGCCGGTGCGGATCAGCGCTGCGCGCAGAAAGACCAGACCGGTCACCAGCCCACTGACCGAGAAGGTCGCGGCCACAAGCCCGGCCACCCACCGGCCCGCCATCACGCCTGCGAAGGTCACGGCGTATGTGGTCAGTCGGCCAATGTTCTCAAACAGACCCTGAATGGCACTTCCAAGAGGACCGGTTGTGCGCGCCATCGCCGCCAGCGCATCCGCTACTGCTTCAAGCGCGGGTGCTGCGGCCACCGCCAGCTGGTTTGAGACGCCGCGCCAGATCAGACCGAGGCGGGAGATCGCATCATTGGTGCGCTCGATCTGGTCCGCGTCCTGCTCAGAGACAACGATGCCAAAATCATTCACATCAGCGGTGGCCTGACGCAGCGTGGCGGTATCAATGCGGGTGAACACGATGGCCGCGCGATCGCCAAAGAACTGCGAGGCAACCGCCGCACGCTCTGCCTCCGGCACGAACTCCGCCAGCCGGTCCTGGATCAAAGCGATGCGCTGATCGAGCGGCAGGTTTTGTAGCTCGCTGACTGAGAGCCCAAGGCGGTCGAGGGCATCGACGGCTGGGCCCGCACCGGCGGCAGCCTGGCTTAACCGTCGTGTCAGCTGCACCGTGGCCTGCTCGACATTGCCCATGGAGACGCCCGAGAGGTCAGCAGCACGCTCCAGCACCTGCAAGCTTTCGACCGTCGTATCGAGCGATTGCGCCAGCTTTGCGGTTTGGTCGATCGTTTGCAGTCCGGAGCGGATCATCGCAGCACCAGCTGCCACCACAGCTGCACCTGCGGCTGCCGCTGCGATCGTGGCGCGGCGCGTGAATGCAGCAAGCCGTGCGTTGGCCACATCGACCTCGCGCGACAGCCGCCCGAGCCCGCGCGCGCCAGCGTCGCCAATGCCAATCAGCTCCGCCTTTACTTGTCGTCCGCCAACGGCTGCGAGGCGCACGAAGACGCGTTTATCGGCCATCCAGCCCTCCAATCTGTTCATTCACGCGTTTGACCATGACGGCTTCGATCTCGGGCAGCAGCTCCATCGCTGCGAGGCCGTTGATGCCAAGGGCGCGCGCCATGGCCAGCGCAGCTCCCATGTCCCAGCCGAGGATGGTCTGTTGTGTGGCGCGCAGCTGGCCGCCCAGCCGTCCGACCAGGTCCCAGACCTGCGCGCCCTCAAAGGTCTGGGGACGGTTTATTTTGGCTGGGCACTCCGGGCACGGGACTTTGCATGCCTCGCGGGCTTCGTAAGTCTCGAGGGCTTCGCAAGCCTCGCAGTAGCGATCGCCCCCGCTGAAGTGCCAGTCAGCAAGGGCGCGGAGACGTTTTTTTCCTGATCCAGGATCAGTGCCTTGGCGACGTAGCCTGCCTGGAAGGCCTCGAAGATCGGATAGATGTCGAGCAAGGCGTCGACACCGTCAGCCGTCAGGTCCAGCACGTTGCCGTCCATGTCGCCCACGCCCTCCCATTCCACCACGGCGCGCCGCCCCAGCGCCTTGGCAAAGACCAGCGCGCGGTCCTCAACGCTGGCGTCCTCGGGAAGGGCTTCAATGCTGGGATCGTTGCGGGTGGTCACCATCAGGGCGGTGGTGAGCGGGAGCAGGCGCACCCGGACGCCGGGGGCGAGATCGAGCCAGCGCGGATCGGTCGAGAGGTCAAGCTTCAGCATGATCAATAGGCCTCCACGCCGTTGATGAGCGTGACCGTGCACATCCGGTCCAGGATGGCTTCCTTGGCAGCCTGCCAATCAAAGGTGGCCTGAATGCCCTGCGGCCCACCGATCTCGACGCGTGGACGCGGGAGATAGACGGAGTGCACGGTGAAGGTCAGGCTCTCGCCGGTGGGCAGGCTGTAGGAGAACTCAAGCGCACAATCGGTGCCGTTGATCGCCTGATCCATCAGCGTGGTGTCGGCAAAGCGGACCTCCATACTGCCCGAGAGCATTGCCATGGAGGGATCAGCTCCGTCGATCTTGCCGTCGGCGCGGATCGTCTCGATGCGATCGAGGTTGTTCCCATAGGTGATCTGTGTCGAGACCACATTGCCAAGGGCCACGCCGTCGCGCTTGATTGAGCCGTTGAAGTGGCCAAACCGCTGCAGCGCGATCTCGGTCGGTGTGCCCGCTCCCGTGGTCGTCGCCGGGGTCTCGCTCTGGGCAATGAGGCTGACGGAGGCAGTCAGCAGGCCGGATCGCGTCATCTGCCAGGACAGCTGATCCACCACGCAGCCCGCGTACATCGCGAAGCGCGGCACCTCTGGCATGCCGATCTCGATGGCGAGGCTTGGAAGGTCCCATCCGCCCGAGTGAAACTCATGCGTGTAGGGAGCCTCCGCGCCGGTCGTGGTCGGGTCGCCGAAGGTGGCCTTCAGCCAGTAGCCAAAGCCCACCGCGTCGATCGGAACCACCACGTCACCATCGCTGGTCAACGCGTCCTTGATCGGCGCGAGCGGATCCCGGCCATAGCCGAGCAGCTCGGACTCGAGCAGTGGTTGCTCTGCGCCAAGCGTCGAGCTGGCGAAAGGCATCTTGACGTAACCGGTCTCGGGTGGGGTGCCATAATCGGCTTCAAACGCAAGCGCCATCTGCGCCCGCGCCCCTTGGGCTCGTGCCATTGTGTTCTCCTCAGGTTGTGGGGTGGGTCAGGCCAGCGGGTCGTCAGTTGAATAATGCAGGACCACCGGGATCACCGCCGCCTTCAGGCTGGCATCCCCCTCAACGGGCAGATCCACCGGCTGTGGCGCCTCTGCCTCAACCCAGTCACACCGCCCGCCGAGCGTGCGGTCTGCACGGATGACAGCGCCGATCTGGGCGCAAAGGGCTGCAAAGGCAGTGTCGCGGTCGTTTGTTCCTTGCAAGGGTCCCCCGGACCCTTGCATCTGCTGCGCAGACTGGGCCTCACCCTGCACGATGACTTCAAGCTCGGCGCGATGTTGGTAGTGATAGCTCAGCGGCGACAGCGTCACCGCAGGATCGCCGGGATCGCCGTCGCGCAAGATCAGCAGGCCTGCTGGGGAGATGCGCTCCGGCAGGACCTCGCCACGCAGCACCGGCACATGCGGCACCGTGCGCAACAGGTCCGCCAGAGCGGTGAGGATGTGTTCGCGAGGGGTGGGCATTGGTGGGCTCCGGGTCGTATGCGACCCGAAGGTCTCAGCGTTTGCGGTCAGGTTTGGGACCTTGCAAA